CGCCGGCCGGCTGTTGTGACGGCAACCGCGCGCGGAAAAAGTCGGACAGAATAAACGACGCAATCCAAAGGAAAAGCTGCGGCCACATTTTAGAAACTCCCGCCGCTGGTGCGGCTACCTGGCGGCAGCTCGGTGTTGGCCGGGTCAACTTCCGGCACATACGGGAAACCCTGGTGATTTATCGCGTTGTTAAATTTTCGGTTGCATGTGTCCATTAGCAAATTACAGCCGGCGAAAACTTCGACCGTGTCGGATACTGCCAGATCGCGGAACGGAAAAATAACGCGGAACGTGTCCGGGTCGCCGCCGACGTCGCCTTCGACAACGTCGCGGATTTCACCGTTGCCAGTAATTACGAAACCATTTTGCCAGTACACGTCCAGCTCGTCGGACGTCAGCGGACCAGCCGGCGCAGCCAGCGCCGTGTCAATCGCGACCGCCTGCGCACGCAATCCGGTCACGGTTATATTGCGGCCGGAGTTTGCAATCGTCGCCACGGCGCCGGCGTGTTTGAAGTCGTCGCGGCTTAATAAACAGCCAGGCGATTCAAACAGGAACACGTTGCACAAACTTTGGTAGGTTGCGCGCGGCGTTTCCTCGGCGCCGGAACTTAGCGGCTGCAGCAACATCTCGGCCTCGGCGTCGATACGTTGCAACGACGAGACCTGGCCTTTCCACAATACTTGCAGCTCCGGCGTTGGCGTCGCGTCCTGTTCGTGGAAACGTTCAATCGTCACCGTGGCCGTGTTCGACGTCAGCACGCCTTGAAACAACGCGACAAGCGGAAAGCTGTTAGGCGTGCGGAAGTTTATATTGCTGTCGTCGCTGTCCTTTGATTGCGAAAACGGCGTCCGAGTATAGGCGAGCGGTGTCCAGGTCAGCGCGCCGACAGTTTGCGGAGCGTTGGCGTTTGTTATGCGGAAACTCTGCAGCCCGCTTTTGAACGTGACCAGCTCGACCGGTCGGCCGTCGGTAGTTTCAAACGCGTCGAATGTCATTCGATAACACCTCGGACTTCAAACCGCAGCTCGGCCACGCCGCGGTATAAGTGCCGGAACGTGGCGACGTCGCCGACAATACGCGACAACGTCAGCCAGGAGATTCGCACGTCGGCCGGCGGCACGATACCAACGCCAGGCACGACGGCGTCGAGCGTGAACTGCTCGGTCGTTACGTTATCAACGACCGACGTTACGCGGCGATTGTAGAACACGCCGGCTATTTCGATTTGCACGTCGCGCCGCGGCGCCTGCGTTCCGACAAGCGTGGCCGTTCCCATATTCGGCGTGTCGAACGTGTTACCGCCGAGCGTGAAACCTGGCGACGCAAGCGGCAAGTCGTTGGTACCGGTCGGCACGTAAAAGGCGCCATACGAGCCGCGGACAAAGTGTAAGAATTCCCGCCACGCTTGCTGGTCGGCCATGCTGCGAATGTGTGCGACTACGTCCTGGCTCGGCCTGGCAATCGGTTCGCTGCGGTTTACGAAAATAATTCCTGTCGTGCTGTCGAGCCGGTCCATTTTGGAAACCAGTTTCCCGCGCCGGCTGGCACCGCTGAAAAACAGCGGCCGTTTCAATATCGGCAGGCCGTCTATCGGGTGCGCGTCGAAATACGCCGCGTCCACGTTTGGAACGTTGACGTAATCTATCAGCGTAAACGTGGCTTTCATATCCTCGGCATTTATCGGAAACGTGGCCAGCTCGACGCTGCCGGAATTAAAGCCGAAGCGTAGCGGCATTACGCTGGTAAACCGTGGCAACGCGACGCCGACCGCAGCGAGCAGCGTGATACTCGAAGCCGTCAAACTGTCCACCTCGGCAACGTGCGCCGTTCGGTCCGGCAGCACGACCGACACGTTGTCGCCTGGCAATAATTCCATACCGGCCGTGTTTACCTGCAGGACGACGTCGGCCGACAGCGCCGGCGTGGTCAGCTCGGCAGATTGCCACCAGGCTTGCACGCCGGTCAGCAGGTGTTGCGCGCCGAGTATCAAATTGGAAAGCCGCGTGCGTTCCACGTCGCGACTGTGCCGAATTTCCAGCGTGACATTCGAGCGCGGCGCGATCGCGATTTGCATTGCTTGCTCGCTGCCGTCCTTGCTTACCATGTTGTCGGTTTTGAATTTCAGCCGCTCGGATATTGGCCGCTCCGGGAATGTTTCAAACAGCACCACGCGCCGACCGATAACGCGAAGCAGCAAAACCTCGCCGGCCACGGTCGTGTCGATAAACTCGTCGAATTCCGCCGGGCCTTCGCGGGTCGCTTCGACAGTTCCGATCGCGTCGGAAAAACCGGCCAGGCCGACCGGCAAGGCTGGCGTCAGCAAGTCGAAACCGTCGAGGCTGGCGTCGTCGAACGCTGTCCACGTTGCAACGTTCCGCCGCGTATTGTGCAGCGTAAACGTGCGCTGCTTGTCGTCGATAATGTTGCCAAACTCAATCGGGTTCGGCGTCATCCAGGTCGTGTCGAGATACCAGCCGGCGAAACCGGTGCCGGTGCCGGCGGCGTGTACTGGCAGAAAATCTTCGAGCGCACCGGTAAAGCCGGCGCCAATGCCGAACACGGCCGGCTTGCCAAGTATCGGGTCGCCCGGACCCGGTAAAACTGGCAGCAGCGGGTTTCCTGGCGACGAAAAAAGCGGCGCAAATAATCCGGCGCTTTGGTCGGCCATTACGGAACGACGCCGGTTTCTTTACGATAGGCCAGGCCCTCGAACGCGCTGTATCCCTCGCCGGCGAGCGTTGAACCGCTGGCGCTATTCACTACCGGAAAAACTACGTAGGTGTCGGAGCCGACCGTTATTTCCTGTTCGGGTGCCAGGTTTGCCATGCTAATTCTGAAAACGTCCGGCACTTGCGCAATGGGTCCGACGCGGTCGTCGCTTTGAAAATCTACAGCCGGCGCAACGTAAATCGGAACCAGCGGCACAGTGTTTGCGCTAAACGTTCGGTCGGCGGAAAACAGAATCACGCCGAGGCCGTCGCCGCCATAATTGCACTGGCACCGGCCGTAAACGTAGCCGCTCGCGTTTACTGTGCCGTGCGCTTTTGACACCGCGCCATGCAGCCGGCCGTCGGCGGCGTGCGGTATGTAAAAGTCGGAAGTCGTTTCCGCGTTCACGCCGGGCAGGTGAAATTTTGTCGCCATACCTTGCAGCGCAACGGCGCCGAAAAAGTTTACCGTGCCAAACGGCCACCGGTGCGCGGTGCTGTATGGGTCGTGGTTCAGGTCGGTCGGGAACGGCGCAAACTGCGTCGCCGATAACGCTTCCGGGTCCAGGAGCGAAACAAAATGGCCGGTAATATAAAACGATTCGGCGTCCAGGTCAGAATGTAGCGGCGACAAAAGGCCAACGTGAAAATGTCGGTACTGGCGCGCGTTGACTTTTATCACGCAATGAATGTAAGCGCCGGAAGTGTCGGAGAAAAGCCAGTAGGCGGCATACGTTCCAACGGCCGAATTTATAAACTGGCATTGCATACCGCCGATCGGTCCGGCCGCGCCTAACGGTTTCGGAAAATCAAACGTCGAATTAATCGGGCTGTTGGCCGGGTTGCCGGGCTGGTCGTAAACTTCCTCGGTTAAATTTACACCGGTGCCGGTGAAAATATACAAGTGCCGGTCGGTCGTGCGATAGAAAACGTAAGGCGCCGTCGGGCTGCCGACCGTGCCGCGGTGTGTCCATACTTCGACGGTAGGACGCGAGCCGACGACCGGCGCACGGTTGTCGACCCACTTGGCGTCGTCGCGTGCGAACGGCAGCCAAACGTCGAGCATAAAGTCGGCCATGTCGTCGTCGCCGACAAACGGCGTGGTTTGTGTCTCGAACGGCATTACAGTTTCTCCATTGCGACCCACTGGCCTGCGTCGGCGCTGTTGGTATCGTTGAAAACTAAAAAGCGCCGGCCGGCTTCGGTTTCGATTTCCTCGAAAGCGGTCAGGCCGATACCGTGGCACGCCTGGAAACCGTCAACAATTCCGATAACCTGCACGTCGCTGACCTGGTTGCTAATGATGTGCGCTTCGACCAAAAACGAAAGCCGGCCACCGGTGCCGACTAGCGCGACGCCTTGCACGCCACCGGAGCCGGTCGCGTTCGGATTTTCAAACCAGCCGGTGTCCGAGCTGCTTTGGTTATCGCTAAAAATTCCGACCTGTACGGCGTTCGCGAGCTGCGGGTTTGTCTGGTGACCGGAAACTTCCGGCGCATACGTAAAATCGTAATCCTGGAAACCTTGTTTCTGCGGCCACATTTGCGAGCGGTGGCTGTTGCCGCCGTTCGACGTCAGCTCGGCAATTCCTAACCAGGCCGCGCTTAGATTGTCGCGGTACAGGTGCGGGTTTAGCGTCGCCGTATTATTCGGCGCCGCGTTGACCACGCCGGCGATTGACAGCGACGGCGTGTTTGAATTGCGCACCATCGTGCTTGCGAATAAGTGCGGGACCTGTTCGCCGCCAGAAGCGAAACCAGGAAACGGATAATTTGCCTCGGTGTCCGTGAACGGAATAAACAAGCCGAGCGAAGCATAGCGCGAAAACGCGCCGTCGCGGTGGCACATATTGACGCGCCGTTCGTCCACCGAAAGGTACAAGCGCGGATCGGTGCCGGGTGTGCTTGTTACGTTAGGCTGCGGGCTGGTGCCTGGTTGCGAAGCGAAAGCCGCCGGCGCACTAAAGCCGGTCGCGACTATATTCCGCACCGCGCCAAAACTTGTAACCTCGAAAGTTTCCAGGCCGATCGTTGCCGGGTTGCTCGCTTTTATGCTCGTCGCTATCCACTCGAAGTCGGTCTGGTCGTCGGTGTACGTGCTGCGGTCCTGCGTCCACTGTTGGACCTGCGTTGTTAGGTCAACAGTCAAATCGTTATTGCCGGCCGCGCTACTGTTCGACGTGGTTTGACCGGTCACACCTGGCAGCGTCGAGTAAGCGCCGGCGCTGGTAATTTTGACAGCCGACACGACGCCGCCGGCCTCGGCGACGACAACGCCGCGCGCATTGAAAGCCGGATTGCTGGCGATAACGGTGCCGCCGTCAACGTCGAACGTTTCGCCGACCACGTAGCCGGTGCCGCCGGCATTGACTGCGAGCGTTAGGACGGCGTCGTTTGTGATTATGTCCAGTATGGCTTTGCTGGCGATAATCCGGCCAAGTGTTGTCGTTCCGTTGGCGGTTAGCTGTTCGTCGATAAATGGCATGCCTTACACTCCGAGCGCCTGGCGGAACGCTTGCCGCCGTTTACTTACCATATTCAGGACGACCTGGTCGCCGCCGCCGGTCTGGAAAGCGCCGACGACGTCCGCGTCGTCGAACGTGTTGACAATCGAAACCGGAACGTTGACCGCCGGCGCCGCGGGTGCGCCACGGTCGCCGCCAGTCGGTACGACCTGGCCGCCGGTGTTCGGTACGAAAACCTCGGCGCCAAAGCGGCCGCCTTCGCCGGTCGTTACGGCCTGGCCGCCTTGCACGCCACCGCCAAACTGCCGGCCGAAAATTGACAAAATGCCGGTGATTAGTCCGGCGGTGCCGCCGCCGCCGCCGGCGTCCTGCGCGGTGCCGAAAATCTTTTTGAATATCTCGGCGGCCAATGCCTGCGACGAAAGTTTCAAAAGCATGGTGGCGAATTGGTTCGCGAAGTCGTCCAAGTCCTGCAGCCCGTTTTCCAAAAAGCCGGCGAGAATGTCCTGGCTGTTTTCGCGCGCGCGCCTGAAAAAGTCCTGGGTCGCGTCGTCCAGGTTTTTCAAATTCTCGACCGAAGCCTCGAAAACTTCCGGCGTTATTAGGCCCTCGTCGAGGAAACCTTGCAGCCTCGCGACCTCGTCGGCGTAAACCTGCGCCGCGTCGCGCGCTTCCAGCGTGATTTCGTTGGCTTCGTCCTGGCGGTCCTTTTTCTCCTGTTCGGCGTCGGCGTTTGCTTGTATTTCGGCGGTAAGTCGCGCGATTTCCTCGGCCGTTTCGGTTGCGTCAAAGCGGAACGCCTCGTTTCCGTTTTGCGCCGCCAGCGTGTTTATTTTCAATTCCAACAGCACGTCGGAATACTCGCGGCCGGTGTCCGAAACAATGGCAAGCGCCGCCTCTTGTTGTCGCAAACTTTCGAGCAATTGCGTTTGCGCGTCGACCAGCTTTTGCGCTTCGGCTGCGGCTTTCGGGTCCTCGACTTCGCCGCCACCGCCGCCACGTTTTGCGCTCAGGTCAGCGAGGCGCGCCTGTATCGCTGCGAGCCGCGCTTCCGAGTTAAGCCGTATGGCTTCGGTTTCCTCGTCGAAACGCTTTTTGCTTTCGGCAAGCCTGGCCTCTTGGCCGAGGCGCACGGCGATTGCGCGTTCTATCAGCGCCTCGCTGTTTATGATTTCGCCAACGGTGCCGGCGATCGCCGCTTCGATAATGTTAAAACGTGCGGCCACCTGGTCGGCAAACGTGACCGTGGCCACCGTGCCGACTTCGACAAACGTGCGGAACGCGGTCGCGGCTTCGCGGACCGATTGCGCCAGGCTTACCGTTGTGTCGTCGGTCAGCGCGAAAATTTGCACCAGGCCCTCGGTTATGCCGGCGGCCTCGTTGAAACTACCGACGACGACTTGCGCGAAATTGTTTACCGTCGTTAGTGCCTGGTTCACTGTCGGCGCTATCAATCCAAACTCGCGCTGCAGCGCCGGCGCAGCTCGTAACACCGCGTCGAAAACGCGTTTGCTTTGCAGCTCGCCGGCCTCGCCGAGTTTCCGCAGCTCGCCGATTGAGATTCCTAATTCGTCGCTTATGGCCTCGGC